GAAAGATTAGGATGTACAGAAGAAAGGTTTTAAAGGGACATAATGGGTTTTGGGTGAAAAGCCAGTCCAATTGTATTTGTCGCATACCAAAAAGCTGGAAAGAAGTTAGAATCCTCTAGTTGTGAAAGAATTAACTACTGAAGCTAGTACTTGGGGAGGAGATTTAGTATTGATTTGACAGAGTCGAGAATAATCAGAAAGATGTCCATTAGAAAAGCATATCTAGAGAAGGAATCCGAGGCAATAAGATACGCACAAGCCCATGTTAGAAAGAAATTCATGATACATAAAGTTCTGGGGTTCTAGTTAAATATAATAGTCCGCAGTATTAATATTAACGGATTTACGCATACCAATTTCGGGGTTATTATTAATTAGGGATGCAAGTTAAAAAGGCCAACAAATTTCTTTCTACTTAGGGATAGTATCAATCATTTTCTCAATTCTAATGCCTACACCTTGGAGATTTCCATTTGATTTAAGAAGTTCAGATTTAGCAAAACATTATTTAAGATTATCCACTTAATTCTAAAGAACAATTAAATCATTAGTGATCTTAGGTGGATTAGCATGAATGTATTCAGAAACAGCTTCTTCGACAATCAAGACATGACGGGGTTCCATTCCAAAGTGTTGATCTCTAGTATAGCGCTTTCTTGGAGCAAGCTCAAAGCCAAGGTCCTGGGAGTGGTTGGATAATCCTCCAATATAGGGTCCTTCAAACATCTAAAATTCTTCACCTGACTATTCTGAATAAGATTAAATCCATAGAGGTAGGGAACTGACATATTAATCGTCTAGATAAACATAATTTTCGACTGATGGATTTCCAATTAAGATCAATTGCATATGACAATAATGGATAACTGATTTAGATGAATTATCTTATTGAATATGGATATTAACTCCGAAAGCATATTGTTTGCAATTTATAGAGCGATTGAAAAGTACAAGGCACTCTTGCAACTTGTCTAATTAATGGGCGACAGCATAAAATCCTTCAGTTATATCTTAATATTTATAAGGATTTCCAAATTCAGAAATGAAGACTTGACACATGTCAGAAAGATGTGCAGAATACTACTAAGAAGTGTAAGACTCCTAAATGTTTTTCATGGATTAAAGGTCAAAAGGGCGAAGACAAGATTAAAGTAGGCCCAGACAATACTCAACACAACGTCCATCTCTTACAGGGACAAAACAAGAAGGATCAATTTAATAATATTAATCACCAAAACAAGTAGTACCATCAATAACGGGGTTAGATAGTCTTTTCCTTAGTAACATAAAAAATTCAGTTGGTGAATAAGGTATCTTAGCAGGTTAAATTGGAACTGTTTAATTAGACTGAACTTACATCTGTCTTAGGGATTAAGACTTAGACTCGAATTCTGTGTAACCATATTGTGAAACATAACACTGTCTAGTGTCG